AGCGGCTAATGAAGCTGCTATTGCAGATGTTAAAACACAAGTGGCTGAAGTAAAGGCTGCTGTTGTTACTATGGATGAGGCTGCTAAGAAAAATCAAGCTGCCCTTGACCAAATGATTGCTGAGAAAGCTGCTAAGACTGTAAACAACAAAACTAAGTCTTTCGGTGATGCTTTCTCTGAGCAAATGGCTGAAGCATTTGATGCTAAGCAAGCTGAAATCAAAGAGTTCCAAAAGAACAAGAATGCAAAGTTGACTATTGACCTTAAGGCAGTAGGAACAATGACTTTGGGTAACAACTTAAGTGGTGATGGTGTTGCTACTTACAATCAGCGTCAAGGATTGGTGCCTGCTCAGAAAATCAATATGAGAGACCTTATCCCAACTGCTGTAAGCCCAACCGGTCTTTATGTAACTTACCGTGAAACAGGAACAGAAGGTTCTATCGGAATCCAAACTGAAGGAAGTGCTAAGTCTCAAATTGACTATGACCTTACTGAAGTAAAAGTAGTTTCTGACTACATTGCTGGATTTGCTCGTTTCTCTAAGCAAATGATGTTCCAACTTCCTTTCTTACAGAACACTTTGCAGCGTATGTTGCTCCGTGACTTCTACAAGAAAGAGAATAGCACATTCTTCTCTGCTGTTAGCTCTGCTGCAACAGGTAGTACAACTACTTCTGCTTCTGTAGATGCTGAGCAGTTGGTAGACTGGATTGCCAACCAATTGGATGCAAACTTTGAGGCTTCTTTTGCCTTAGTAAGCTATGCACAATGGGCTGACTTGTTAAAGACTAAACCTACAGACTACTCTGTACCTGGTGGATTCGTAATTGATGCTAATGGTAATGTTCGTATCGCAGGTGTACCTGTAATCGGTGCATCTTGGGTTACTAATGACAAAGCCTTAATCATTGATGCTAACTACCTTGAGCGTGTAGAAACTGAAGGTCTCCGTGTTGAGTTCTCTTATGAGGATAGCGACAACTTCCAAAAGAACTTGGTAACTGCTCGTGTTGAGTGTTTTGAGGACATCAACATTATGAGAACAGATGCCATTATCTACGGATCATTCTAATTGCTGTGGTTGATGTGGTGATAGGGGTCGGGTTTCGGCCCACCCCTTTTTTTAAATAAATCTTATGTTGTATAACTTACTGATAGATTGGCAGGTAGTGGATGAGGGTTCAGCCTCAAATGAATCATTTGGGATTACCTCTGAATTTTTTGATACTACTGATGGTTCTAATACTGAAACAATTAGTCAATTGATAGGTTGTACTATTAAGGGATTGTGGAGAGAGTCAGATCCTTATGAAAGGGTGTCAAGTAGTCCGGTAGGCAAAGAATATACATTTGATGCGGCTACAGGTCTTTTGATCTTTGATCCTGACTTAGATTTTAATCCTGGTGAAAAGCTCTTTATTGTATATGTAAACACAACTACTACAATTGTAGCAGATGTGGTGACAGTTGCAGAAATGAAGAACTACTTAAGATTAGAAGGTTTTATTGATAATTCAGAGTCTATAAGCTCAGAATTTAATGATGATGACACCTTAATTGCAGAATTAATAGTATCAGCCAGACAACGATTGGAGGAGTACACAGGAGAGAGTTTTGTTCCTAAAACTATGGAGATTGAATTTACAAACCTTGCAGGAAACTTTGAGATTCCTTTTGGTCCTGTAAATACAATATTATATTTGAGGGATAGTGAAGGTGACTCAATTAGCACAGATGACTTTAGTATTTCTTTTAATGGTAGGGTATTAAAGACTCCTAAATATGAAGAAATGACTATGCAATATGAGTGTGGATATGCTGTACTACCAAAAGGCTTAAAAGAAGCTGTAATGAAAGAGGTGGCTTATCGTTACATTAACAGAGGTGATGAGAATGTAGATGGTTTAAGTAAAGAGGCTATGGTATTAGCTGCTAAGTACAAGACTGCAAATTGGTTAGGATGATAGGCACTACAAAACCCATAAAGTTGTTAAAATACACCACTACAATAGATGCTAATGGTGATGCAACTGAAACTGTGGCCACTACCTACAAAATGTGGGCAGAGGTTACAGATGGCGGTGGTGGTAGGAATCAGGATGCAGGTAGAACTGAGAATAGTGATACTAAGACATTTAGAATCAACTTTAGAGATTACAATATCACACCTGATTACAAGATTGAATACTTTGGGCAGACTTATGCTATAAGTAGTGCTTCAAGGGTAAATGAGCAACGATTTAATTGGGAAATAACAGCCTTTTCAATATTTGAGCTTGATTAAACTTGCAGTCATAGGAGTTGATAGTCTGAGTAATAGACTTGCTGGTGTAAGCCGAGAGCTTAGACAAGAAGTACAATCAGAAGTCCGTACTGCTGCTATGGAGTATGTAGCATTAGCTAAAAGAGATGCTGCAGATCAGGGAGGTAATAGAGGCACACTTGTAAGGTCTATATCTTATAAACAAGAGACACCTTATAGCTATATAATTAGTGCTAATACATTCTATGCTCCTTATGTAGAATTTGGAACAAAAAGTAAGTTTAAGCCATACCCTGGGACTGAGGAGTTTGCAGCACAATATAGAGGTTTACCCAAAAGAGGTGATTGGATAGATATGTTGATGAGTATCTATAAATGGGTACAGAGAAAAGGAATAGGTGCAACATATAGTGTAAAGACAAGAAAAAAGCAAAGACAAACTAAAGACCAAAAGTTGCAGATTGCCTTTGCAATCACTATGAGTATTCTTAGGAATGGTATTGAAGCAAAGCCATTCTTTTATAAGCAAATACCAATAGTAAGAGAAAGTTTAAATAAAAGAATTAAAAATTTATTAGGTGGCCTTTAAGACTGCTCCATACGAAATTAAAACAGCTTGGTGGAATGCACTAAGTGGTGTTATTAGTGTGCCTGTCTATAAAGATGCAGTTCCATTACAAGCTAATGGCAACTATGTCTTAATAAGGTCAGAAGGTTCAAATCAAACAGAACTAAACAATTCAGCATTTTTTCAGTCTGTTGTCATAGTATGCGAGGTATATACAAAGTTTGCAACTACAGGACAAAGTAAGACTGCTTATGATATAGCCCAAGAAATTTATGATGAGATTATTTTAAGTCCTAACTCTTATGGCATAACTTTAACTAATTTCCAAATCACACAAATCACAGTACAATCTGAAAATGAGCTATATGAAGATGATGGCTCAGAAAAAGTATTCAGATTGATAATTAGATATGAGCATTTTATTAATCAAAATTAAATAAACAAAAATGGCAGATCCTACAACTTTGAGTGGAAGTGTTATGTACATTGAGTATTCAGACACTCCATCAAGTGCAAAAAAGGCGGCAGTTTGTCAATCAGAGGGGTCCTTTGATGGCAGCCGCAATGTGGTTAGTGATGAAACTAACTGTGGAACTTTAAAAGTTCTTGGTCCTCAAAACAACCGATTCACATTGAATGCAGTTGTTGACACAGCTCCTGATGCTGGCGAGGCTTCTTACAATGATTATCAGACTCTTTATGCTAATAACACTAAGAAGTATTGGCATTTAACTGATTCAGCAGAAACTGTATATCACGGTGGATATGGCTGGATTTCATCTCTTGGTCAGCAGAATGTTAGCGGTCAGACTGCTAAGTTCACTATGACTATTGAGATTGAGGGTGACATTGATACTGAACCTGCAAGCTAATCACTATGAAACAAATCACACACAGCATAGGAGGTCAAGACAGAATATTGGATGTCGGTAAGATGTGGTTCACTAAGTTTTTTGGTGAGTCCACATCTTCTGATCCATTGTTTATGACCGACCTATTAAGTAAACCTGACAAGCAATTTGACTTTATTTGTGGCCTTGTTTATGCTGGTATAAACTGCCACTTCAAGGTAATTAATGAGCCTAACTTAGTAACCTTAGAAAAGGTGCAAGAATGGGTAGGATTAATGGACCAAAATGATGCAGCCACATTGATAAGTAAATTTGCTGAGGTTAATCAATCACAAGAGCAGGGGGAAAAGTAAGCCCAGGCAAAAGCCTGACCTGGGATGAAATGAGGTCGGAAGCATTTGGACAGATAGGCCTACTTCCGAATCAGTTTTATGACTTAGAGGCAGATGAGTATATACTCCTAAGAAAAGGGTATATTGAGAGGATAAAAAATGAGTCATACTTGCTAAGGTTCCAGACTGCCTTGATTTGTGAGGCATTTATTGGCAAAGGTAATGGGGCAAGATTTGTGATGGATAGTTGGCAGCTTGATGATAAGCACGAACTAAGTCAAGAACAAATAAAAGCCTTACTAAAAGCTAAAAGAGAAAAGGAAGCACTAAAAAGAATAAAGAATGGCTGATGGCTTACAAATACGGATAGCGGCAGATGTTGAAGCAGCACTACGGTCATTAGCTAATATTCAAAAGGAATTAGAAAAGACTAAATTAGCTGGTGATAATGCTGCAAAGGGTGCTGATGCGGCTGCAAGAGGTTTTAGTAAATTACCTCAATCTGCTAATCAGGCTACCTTAGCAATGTCTAACTTAGGCCGAGTGGTGCAAGATGCTCCATTTGGTTTTATAGCTATTGCCAACAACCTTGATCCTTTATTACAATCTTTTCAGCAACTACAAAAGACAAGCGGTGGTACAACAGGGGCTTTAAAGTCTTTATTAGGCTCATTAAGTGGTCCTGGTGGTATTGCATTAGCATTATCAGCAGTAACCTCAGCCATAACATTTGCTCAATTAGGATTTGACAGATGGTTTGGTGGATTATCAAAGAATAAAGGTGCAGTTGATGAGCAAGCTAAAGAGTTTACAAGATTACAAGAAGTAATTAGGTCTTTAGGAGGTTCTGTAGGCAACTTAACTATAGAATTTGGTGCAAGTGCCAATGCTCAGATATCTAAAGTAAATGCTCTTATTGCTGTAGTAAATAACTTAAATGCTACAGATGAGGAGAGGCAAAATGCACTTACACAATTACAGCAACTTAATAAGGCTTATTTTGGTGATGTAACCTTATCAGCTAAAGGTCTTGAATTACTTAAATCAAGACAAGATGAGTATAATAAAGCATTACAGAATCAAGCTGCACAGCAAGGCTTTATTAATAAACTTAATGATGCTGAAATAGAATCTGCAAAGGTAGAGAACAGAGTAGCAGCTTTACAGAAACAACTTGTCAATCTTAGGTCTGAATTAGCAAGAACACCAAGATTTGAGATTAAGGGACAAACTGAGGTAGAAACAAAAAGATACCGAGAATTACAGGGTCAAATAACTACTGTAAATAATGAGTTAAAAAATCAAGAATCTGCATTAAATGGTTTGACAGATGCAAGGTCAAGATTACAGCAAGGAATATCACAAACAGTCACTGCTGGAGTAGGGTTTAAGCCATTAGTAGAGGATAAAACATCAATTAATAAAGGTGTTCAAGATATAATAGCTGAAGCAAAAAGGATATCCGCTGCTACAGATGAAACTATTAGTCTTAAATTAAATATCACTCCATTTGATTCTGAAGCTGAACAATTTGAAAAATCAAAGGAATTTTTAGATAAATTTAAAGCTGGATTATATAGGTATGCACTTACTGTTCCTGCTGCTGAAATTAATCTTCCAATTGCATTACCTAAAGAAACATCAAGCATTAAAGAGGGTGTCACAGCATTTGGAGCAGTATTAAGTAAAGAAATTAATGATTATTTTAAGTCTAATACAGTTATTGATTATTCGTTAATTCTTGCTCAGTTACAAAAAGGGGCAGCTAAGAATAATAATTTTACTTTCTTAAATTTTTCTGGTTTAACTAAAGAGGCACAAGAGTTAGCACAGACAGGGCAGATGATAGCTAATATGTTTACACCATCCTTAGAGGCAATGATTGATGCCATAGGTAGAGGTGAGAATGCTTTTAAGGCTTTTGGTGAGGGGGTAAAAGCAGTGTTAGTACAAGTAATTCAAAAGTTAGCCGCTACAGCAATTTTAGCTGGAGTGTTGGCAGCTTTATTTCCGGGTGGTTTAGGTGGTTCACAAGGTTTTGGAGCCATATTTGGCAAACTATTAGGGTTTAGAGCAAATGGTGGACCTGTTACAGGGAATAGCCCTTACATTGTTGGTGAAAGGGGTCCTGAGTTGTTTGTCCCTTCAGTTAGCGGATCAATAGTTCCTAATAACTCAGTAGGTTCATTTATGAGTGGTAGAGGAAGTGATAGTGGCAGAGGTACAACACTCAGAGGTCAAGACATAATTTTAGCTTACGCAAGAACACAAAGAAGTCAATTAAGAGTTAATGGCTAATTACTACAAAGGAAGTTTTGTCAATACTCAGGTTGATTATACGGACAATAGTCCGAATGAGCAAACCTTTTATCTAAAGATAACTAATACTACAGTATTTGATGGCTCAGAGGTTACTTTAGAAATGGCTGATGCTCCTATTGTTTTACAGACAGTAGATAATTCAGAAGATAAATTTACACCAATTAAAAGTAAAAGTTGTAATTTAAGAGTATTTACTGATGATATAGTAAATGCTATGACTTTTGCTGGTGGTGGTGACACACAATATAAAGTAGAGGTTGCAGTAAATAGTGAGTCAGATATTATATATACAGGCTGGCTTTCTTTATCGGACTTAGGGCAGACATTCCAACCTGATCCTAATGTATTGCAATTAATAGCAACAGATGGAATAGCTTTTTTAAGAGATATACAACTAAGTGATGATGATGACAGATTTTTAACTAATAATCATCCATTAATTAATTATATCAGTTGGGCTTTAAAAAAGACAGGCTTAGATTTAGAGATTTGGATTCAAATGAATTTATTAGAGGAGGATGCTATTTATGATTCTCCCTTATATCACTTCTACAGTACTGTCTATTTAAATGCACAAACATTTGAACAAGAAGTAGGTCAATTACAAGACTGTTATAATGTTTTAGAAAAGATATTAGGTGAATTTTGTATATTAAGTCAGCAGAAAAATGTATGGTATATTAAGTCTGTTGATGAGGCTAATTATAGTAGTTTTAGAATTTGCAAATTTGATGCGGATGGCATTCCTATAGAATATATCACAGAAACATTTACTAAGAGCATTGGTTCTTTAGATGATATTGCATTTATGAATGATGATGCAAGATTGTCATTATTAAGACCTTTTAAATCTGTGCAACAAGATTTTAATTATGAATATCCTGTTGAAATTATACCTAATTTAGGGTTTGAAAGAGGTGCATTAGTAGATGAGACGAACCCTTTAGACAAAATATACAAATTTGATAATTGGACTATTATTCAAGGTGTGCCAGGGTTTTATGCAGCCCCATCATCTACTTCTACAATTCATAGGATATTTGACACTAATGATACAGAGATTGAAAGGTATGTAGTATTAACACCTAAGTCAGGACAATCTTATAGCCTTAATCTTGTAAACTATGCAAGAAGTGAGGCCTTTTATATACAAGAAAAAGATAAGTTTACAGTTAGTGTAGATTGGAGGTTACCTAATAATATAGGACCTGGCGGTAATGGTAACTGTGACCTTATGAAAGCTGTACTTTATGGTGATGATGGTTCTTGGTGGCTTTTAGGAGTACCAACAGTAGGATCAATTGAGTACACCTGGTATGACACATCAAATTGGACAACTAATACAGGAAAGGCAGCTATTTCAGTTGACTTTGATATAGACCTAACAGAATGGCAGAATGTAAATTGGGAGGCTCCTCCTGCACCTGTAAATGGTAGATTATATATATGGATTAACCAATTTAATCAACTAAATTCAGGCAATGATGATGTTGATATTTGGTATTCTGATTTGGAATTTACATACATACCTTTAATTAATGGTTCTTACCAAAAGTATAGTGGTCAGAGTCATAAGAGTGAGCAAGTTTTTGATACTATAGCAAGTAGAGTCAACACAGTATATATGACAGATGCCCCTAAGCAAGAGCTAAAGGGGACAATGATGAAAAAAGCAGGAACTGAGTTAGGATATAGTGGAAATGCTGTTTTTGCTAATGGTAATGCAGTTACCTTAGATGGTTTCCAAACACCCTACTTTAATGTAAATGACTATGTTTCAGTTATTAATACTACAAGCAACAATGGTACATATAGAATAACTGAGGTATCTTACTCAAATGCTTTGAACAAAACTACATTAGGTTTTCAGCAAAGCACAGTAAGTGAGACTGATGCTACTACTACTATAAATGTATTTACATATGAGTTAGTAGAAAGTTTCTATGATTCTATTTTATGGCCTGGTGGTGGTGGACCTCCTGAGGCATTTTATGCTTATGGTAAACATCAAAATCAAGCAGTATGGAATCAATACAATAGGGTATTTAGTGCTTTCGAGGCTACTTGTGATGGATTGGATACAGATAAAACAGATGCCTTAGGGCTTCCTGATTTGCCTGATTTAATGCACTTATATTATCAGACAGATACTCATCCTGCAACTTACGATAAACAATTTATGGTGTTGCATTATGAGCAAGATACAGACAACTGTGAGTGGAATTTATATATGGTAGAAGTTGGGGCAGTAGATTATCCTAAAACCTATATTGGACACTCATTTAAATATATTCAGAGATGAATGACCCTAAAGTAGTAAGAGGTTCCAATATGATTGCCTCTATAAAGGTAAGTGGCACATTTTACCCTGTATTTTGTGCTAAGTCTTGCTCTTTTGAGATGACTAATGAGATTATCAATAGGACCTCAGTAAATGATGGGTTATTTACTAAAAGGAGAATAAGAAGAACTGAGTGGTCGGGTTCTGCATCAGGGGTTTTGGTAACCAACAATGATGGAGACAGATACTCACCTTTTTACTTAATGCAACAATCAGTAGCAAGGGCTGTCCAAGAGTGGCAGTTTGAGTTTACTAACTTAGATGGGGATGTTAGAACAATAGAAGGTGAGGCTTTGATACAAAACTTACCTATAAGTGGGGATGTTCAGAGTTTCGTACAATGTACGGTTAATATCATAGGCACAGGGGCTTTTACAATGGATGCAAGCCCATCAAGTCCAACAGCAGATGAGAATGTTGACTCTGACTTTTGGAGTGCAACTGCTGGACAGAATTTTGTGTCAGGATTGTCATTTTATGGCAAAACCTTACAAGGCAAGACAATCCTTGCTATAAGTAGGGAAGGTACAGTTTATGATCCTATAACCACGGGAAGTCCATCAAATAGGACTGCACTTTTTAATAGTGCATTGGGTAGGATTACTTTTGATTCAAATATTCCTTTTAATCCAGGCGAAACCGTTTGGGCAATGTGGAAAGACTAATGACAGTAGAATTAACATATCATACAACAATAAATACTAATTTTATATATAGTGCTTCTCTTGCTTATACCAAAGTATTAATGGTTGCAAGGGAGGGGATTACTTATGATATTTTAGTTAGTAATAATGATATAGCCATAGGCAATAGACAGGTATTACATCAACCTGCTTATGGTGCTTTATTTTTTAGTGGGGATATTCCTTTTAATCTTAATGAAACAGTAAATATAGTATATGAAACAAATCCTTAAACTTGTTTTTTTGCTTGTTTTAGGGCAGACAGCCTTTGCACAAGCTCCAAGTAATTATGTAAACATCAATGGCCGCTATCGGTGGATTGCCGGTATGTTTGACTCTACCTTTCACATTCCTAAGGGTACAACCCCTTCTTTAAGGACAGGAGGGTCCACCAATGGGGGAGCATTATTCTTTAAGACTGCTGATAGTTCATTGCAAGTCTATACAGGCTCACAATGGTTAAGAATGTTAAAAGTAGGTGATACGACAGGAATGTTATTGCCTTATTTTAACTCTGTGGGGGTGGGGCTTAAAAATACAAGTCAGACAGTTTATGCTGATACCTTGTTATTAAGTACCAGACTTTGGAGGAATAAAGGTATTGACTCACTACAAGCTAACCTAACTGTAGGTCTGGCTTTGAAACTTAACATCTCAGACACAGCCAATATGTTACTGCCTTATTTGCGCAAGGTTGATACAGCTAGCTTGTCAAATAGGATTAATCTTAAAGTAAATATCTCGGATACAGCCTCAATGCTTAATCCTTATGCAAGAACAGTCAATGTTAGGGCTATTATTAGTGATTCTTTGGGCGGACTTGCAAGGTTAAAAGCCTTAAATGCGGGTGGAGCAGGAATATACTCTAACTCAGGTACTAAGGTTGCTGAATGGGGTTTAGGAGGAGGTGCAAATTTTGACTTTCACGGATTTGCTGGTTATGATGCAAATAGGGCTTCAAGTTATACCGTTAGATCCTTTACGGATAAGAATTATGTAGATAGTGCTATTAGTGCATCTCCTTCAGGAACAGTTACCTCAGTAGCCACAAATAACGGATCAGGTATCACAGGGGGTACTATAACTACTTCGGGTACTATTGCGGCTGATACTTTGCTCTTAAGTACAAGGGCTTGGAGACAGAAAGGGGTAGATTCTGTAGCTTCTTTAATCAATACAAGAATATCAGGCACTACCAACTACATACCCAAGTTTACTTCTTCATCTGCAATAGGAAATAGCACTATGCAAACTGATGGTACTAACTTAATGGTAGGTTCTTCTGATGCAGGAAATGCTGCAACAATTAATGTTAGTGTTGGTGTTGCGGGAACAACTGCTGGTGGTTTACAATTATGGGCATCAAATAGTCAAACCCATTATATACAATTTGGGGATGGAGCTACAGGTGGGCAACCTTATGCTGGTTTTTTAGGCTATGCTCATAGTGCTGATGCTTTAGTATTTGGAACGGCTACTTCAGAGCGACTCCGCATATCCTCTACGGGTAATGTAGGGATTGGAACAAGCTCTCCTACCGAATTATTGCATATATCAGGAACAAATCCATTTATAAAATTTACAAATACAAGCACTACTGCAGGTGGTCTTTTTTTTACAGGTAGTGGTGATGCTTATGTAGTTTATGCATCTTCTTCAAATTCAATTATAACGGGAACGGTTGCTGGTTCATTAGCTTATAGAACTTCAAATAAATCTCAATTATGGTCAGTTGATGGTGGAAGTTCTGCATCTATGACTTTAGATGCCTCTGGTAATCTTGGATTAGGAGTAAGTCCTTCTAATGCTTATTCAGATAGTAGGGCATTTGAAATAGGAGCAAGTGGTATTTTATGGACAGAACAAACATCAAGTATTTACAATTCAATGTCTATTGGCTCTAACTTTTATTATAATGCAGCAGGTGATTTAAAGTATAAAAATACAGGAGTAGCAGCATCAGCATTTACTCAATATCAAGGAAGTCATATTTGGTACACCGCCCCTTCAGGCACCGCAGGTAATACCATCTCCTTTACACAAGCTATGACCTTGGATGCTTCGGGAAATCTTATGGTTGGGGGAACAAGTGTTTATGGTGCTACTATAACATCTTATGGTAGTTCTACAAGAAGTGGTGGGTTAGGTATAAGGAATAGTGCTGGTACTGCTGCGGGTTTCTTTGGCACTTATGCTTCTGGTAGTGGTAGCGGTTCAACAGATATTTATGTTGAATCCACAGGATTTATGGCTTTTGGTACAGCTGCCTCCGAGCGAATGAGAATAACAAGTGGGGGAGATGTGGGGATTGGAACTACAAGTCCTGCTGCTGAATTACAAGTAGGAAAGGCAAGTGATGTAACAATTGCAATGTCCAATTCATCATCTGTAACAAGTGGGAATAGGGGTACATTAGCTTGGTATAATTCCGCTGTTTCATCAGTTGCAGCCATTAGAGCAGCGGCAGTTACAGATAATGTAGGAACTGAATTACAATTTTTTACAAGACCAGCGGCAGGTAGTTTTACTCAAGTGTTTACGCTTGGGTCAACAGGTGCAGCTACATTTAGTTCATCGGTTACGGCTACATCATTTAACGGAACTACAAATAATATATTTAGTGTTTCAGGAACAGAAGGTATGCGCCTAACCTCCACAGGATTAGGTATAGGTACAACTTCCCCGACACAAGCACTTGATGTATTAGGTATTATTAATATAGGAAGAAATCAAAATGCTTTCGTAACCAATTTTAATATCAATTCAGGAAGTACCCCTATTTCAGCATTTCAAATTAATACAGACCAACCAAATTTAATAGCAGCATTAGTTAGTAGAAATAGTTATGCCTTAACATTTGGAACTTCTGACACCGAGCGAATGAGAATAACAAGTGGGGGCGAGTTACTAATTAATACCACAACTGATGCAGGGGATTACAAACTGCAAGTGAATGGGAATGCTTTAATAAGTGGCTCGATAACAACCGCAGCTCCTTCTGGTGGAACGGCAAAGCCTTATAAATTGGGCGAGGCGGGGGTTGCTATTGGTGGATCGGATGGTTATGCAGTTAAAGTAGAGATTGATGGCACTTTGTACTACCTAATGACAGGATATCTACCAGAGCCTGAACCTGAGGCACAAGCTGGTCCTTCTATGGGTTATAAGACACAATTTGAGCAACCTGTAATAAAGATAAAGTCAGATAATCAGAAAATCAAGGACTTAGAAAAAGAAATAGCAGAATTAAAAGAATTAATCAAATCTAAAATCAAATAAAAATGGCAATTACTTACAATTGGGTAATCTCCCAACTAGAGTGCAAAGCACAAGAGGGTGACCTCACAGATGTAGTGTTCACTATCCACTACCGTTATCAAGCAAATGAAACAGATGGTGACAAATCTTATTTCGCAGAGGTTTATGGCACAGTAAACTGCCCTAATCCTGATCCTGAGCATTTTACAGCTTATGCTGACTTAACTCAGGCACAAGTAGAGGGTTGGCTTACAAATCTTTTGGATGTTCCTGCAATGCAGAGTAACTTAGCAACACAAATTGCTAACCAAAAGAATCCTCCAATCGTTACACCTCCATTACCCTGGAATCAAAACACCAATATATGAAAAAAATCATCGTAATCGCAGCATTGGGTCTTTTATCATTTACTACCCAAGAGCCTAAGACTTACACTATTGTCCTAACAGCAGAAGAAACACAAATTGTATTCGCTGCTTTAGGTGAGTTACCAGCTAAGACTACTGAAGGTATTAGAGCAAAGATTGCTCAACAAGTAACAGAA